GTTTAAGTCTCCAGCGCCTGCAAGACCCTGGACAGCAGGTGCTCCTGCTGTGCCTGCCGTGGCATTTCCTCCGCCTGCTGCCCCGCCAAACGCGTCATATCCACCGCCATTGCCACCGCCGCCAGCAGTTGTTCCGTTTCCCGATGCGCCAGCAGCACCAGGTCCGCTAGGTGCGCCGCCACCTCCGCTGCCACCGCCGCCAAGTCCCTTCAATCCCTTTGCGCCGCCAGCGCCGCCAATCAATGAAATAGAAAGTGCTGAAACTGTTAGGTTTTTACCAGCAGCCCCATCAACTCCATCAACTCCATCAGCACCGTTTGCTCCCGTGGTTGGGGCAACCCAAGATTGCGTTTCGTTGTCAAAATAAGCGTTTTGACCAGTTGAGCCGTCTGTGCCGTTAGTCCCGTTAGTTCCATCAGACCCAGTTCCGGCTGTTGCTTCCACAAGTGCGTAGCGCACATTTGGCGGCACCGTCCACATATGCGTTCCGACCGTGTTAAAAGTCACGCTGCCTCCACCGCCTTGCGGCTCCCACTTGGAGGTTGTTGCGTTCCACGCCAAAAACTGGCCAGCAGTCGGAGCAGTCGTCGCAATGGCTCGTCCTTGCAGTGAAGTTGCGTCTCCGCTCCCTCCACCCCCAGAGCCTGCTACAAGGGCACGGATGCTGATAAGCTCGCCAGCAACGGGTGCCTCAACGAAGGTGATCGTTCCTCCGTTTGTGTTGCTGATCGAATACTTGCTTGGCGGTTGGTCGATCCCGCCCACGCTGACAATGTACCCAGCGTCGTCCGTTCCGTTGAATCCCGCGAAAGTGAAAGCGGTCGTGCTTCCGTTGCCCGTGTGCTCCGTGACCGTGGTGCCAGCAGCAACAGGGCCATTGAGCAACATGACGGCTTGGTCGCCACCAAGGTAAAGCTCACCGTTCAAAGTGTTTACGGCAAGCTCACCAACGGCAAGCGTGCTGGGATACCCAGCCGAGCCGCTTCGTTTCTTTGGAATAATCGGAAAAGCCATAGCTTAGTAAGTACCTGCGGACGCTACGGTAGCAGTGCCGTCTGCGGCGATTTCAATTGAGGCTGAAGATTTGATGCCACCAATGACAGTGCTTGTTCCCGGAATAACGCGAGCAGCACCTGCTGGAGAAATGGTGAGACCGTTGCTTGTGATAGGATCAATGCTGAGCACGCCAAGTTGCGAGGTCGTAGCAACTTGCAACTGGGCGGTCGAAATTTGCCCGTTCGCGTTGAGCTGCGGAACCTTTCCAGCTTCAGCAAGCTGCGTGATTTCAGTCGTGCTGAGCGCTCCAATGTTTGCAGGCGTAAGCGTGATATTGCCTGCGATGGCAGTTTGATTGTTGACGCTGATGACTTCGTTTTTTGCGCCATCAATAAAATCCCAAGTCGTTCCATTGAAGGCGATTAGATCGCCTGCCAGCACTTGTGTCTGGCCGTCAATCGGCGTCCCCAGCGTGGCCGTGTTGCTTGCCACATAGTAATCTCCCTTGGCCGCAGTTCCTGAACCAACTGCGCCGCCAGAGGCAATCACGGGAGATGTGTTCACATTCCATGCGCCGCGATAAACGAGCGCACCAGCGATGGATCCGGGCAACTGAAGGCTTGAGATTTTGCCGTCGGATCCAAGCTGCGGAACGAGGCCAGCAATGGCCGCTGTAGTTAAACAGCCAAGCTGCGAGGTTTGCAGATTTTGAATTTGCGCGGTAGAAATCAAACCTGCGCTGGTCAGCTGCGGAACCTTGTCCGGCACCGCCAGTCGCGTGAGATCGGCCGTGGTCAACGCATTAGCCGTGCCGCCAATCTCGACAACGACAGAGTCGTTTGCTTTCAAATACAACTTACCGCTCGCGGTGTTTACCGCCAACTCGCCGAGCTGCAATGATCCGGCAGACGGAGGAGTCGTTGAACCAGCCGTTGCGTTTTTGATTGGAATGATCGGAAATGCCATATGATTTTTTAGTAAGTGCCTGCGGTGAAGTTAACTGGATTCCATTGCGTTCCGTCAAATTGGAACACTTGGCCGTTGGTTGGAGCGGTTGAAGCAACAGCTTTTCCTCTGATGCCCGTGACGGTTGCGACGCTTCCGCTTTCGCCAACAGTCAAAAGCAAGTCACCAGAAATACTCGTCAAAGAACCAGGAGGTCCCTGTGGGCCTTGTGGCCCTGTCGCGCCGGTAAGCCCCGGAGCGCCAGTGAGAAGCGTCACAACAAGCATCCCGCATTGATTATCGCAACTCATGTTTAAGAAATTGTTATTCTCGCTTCGATCAATCGGTAATCGAAGCCGTCGGGTCTTTGCGCAGTGATGATGAGATTAGCACCAAACTGCGCTGGCAACAAAGCGGTTTGTGCGTTCGTCAACCGAAGCGAAACTACCGACGGCGTTGGTCGGTAAATTGTTGGCGTAGTAAGGTTCGCTCCAGATGCGGTTTTCAAAGTGCATCCCATGAACCAGTTCGTGAGATCTGCGTATTCAGAGCAAGGACCGTGCTCTTGCAGCATGAACGAAAAATCCCAATCAGCGTTTCGCTGAATAGTTGAAGATGTTTGAATTGCAACCATTTGCGTCAATAATTCAATGCGGAATCACAGCACCCGCTGATTGGTTCTGCCCTTTCGGGCCAAGCTTTTGCCGCGATTTCATCCGCTTTGCTAGGCAGCTTTTTGAGCGGACAAGACGGAGCTTCGTTCAAAATTTCAAACCGAGCGCGACAGGTTTTAGCCTGCTCACATTTTAAGCAGACCTGAGTTCGTTTTTCAACAAGCCACTTCGGGATCATGCCATGTAAACGCTGATGGACAGAGTGATTGTGAAACTGTTGGTCAACACATTGCCTTCAGGGTCTGTGTAGCTTTGCTCAACTACGGTTTCGTTTCCGTCTTCAAAATCATCTACGCCAAGAAAAATGGTTTTGGGGTCTTCTCCAAATTGCGGAGCGGTCGAGAGCGTGAACCCAGCGCTGTTCCAACCTGTGAATCGTTGCTTCAGCCAGTTCAATGTTGTCCGGTGATACTTGCTCCAAGCGTCCCCAAAATCATAAAGCAAACTGCGAGCCTGAATGTTGTTTTCGTATCCGCCAACGGTGCTGCCCCACCTGAAAACCAACCCTTCACTTTCTTGCGACTGTCCTTCAAAAGTGTAATCGTAAGTCGGTGTAGACGAGTCATCTATGGGGATATTTGCGTACACAAAAGGCTTCTGGTAATGGTTTCCTTCAAGTCTCCTTTCATCATCATTCGGACTGCCATACCCAAGCTGCTCAAACCAAAACTCACGAGGGCCATCTTCAGGCTCGTAGACAATCGGGTTGCCTAAATTATTGGTCCATGTTTGGCCGTCAAACATTAGGCCATCACCAGCGCGAACATATTTGATTCCATCAATCCAATCCTCTTCGTTTTCAAAATAAACCGTAGAGGTTGGAATCATTACCGTTCCGGGAAGAGCCAACTCTCCATCTGCGATTCCGCCAGATTCAAGCTTTGGATTTGTATTGGGTTGCCAAAAAAAAGTCCTGTCAGGCTTTGGGTAACGAAACTGAGGAGAAACATACCACTTCGTGCTTTCGTTCAATCCTTGGGTGTAAACAAAATCACCAGGGTACACTCTTTTCAGATTGTCGATTGCAGGCTCGATTTTAATCGGGTCATCTATCTTTTTGTCAGCAGGTTGCGCGACAATGTAGTACCCAACTTGAATCAGTTCATCGTTCGCATATCCGCCAGCAGACAGGACTGGCTCCGTGTGCACTGTCCAATTTCCTTTTGCAAGATACTGCAGCAACGGCCCTGGTTGGCGAGGGATTTGACCAAGCGCAATTGTTCCCGAGTTGCCTCCCGTGCTGCTTGGGAAAATTCCAAACTTGCGGAACATCTTGTTGTCGTAAAAAGGCACCCCGCATGTTTCTTCTTTGATTGTCAGCTCTTCAATAAATTGTGATTGCGTGACAGTTCCGTCAATCGTCCAACTGACAGGCGCTCCTGTTTCTCCCTGAAACGGAGAAAATTCACCCGTGCCGTTTATGCTGATGGCAATGTCAACGCGAGCACGCTTGTTGAAGTCATTCAACGACATACTATGCAGGAGCTAACGAGCAAGGACTTGGAAAAGGTTGAACGCATACATTCCTAATGCCCGTAATAACAGGGTCTTCCGCCTCTGTGTCAACGAAGACTGAGGCAATCAAATTGTACTGAGTGCTGCTGGTGTTTTCTTTCAACTCTGTTTCAACAGAAAAGCTAACGGACTCTGGAAGCAGGCTGTTCGTATTGAAAACAATTTTGCTGTAAACATAGCAAGTTTCGCTGACATCCATTTTCAACGGAGGATCGTTGTCTGGAAACATTCCGGTGGGAAGCTTTTGCCAGATCAGCCCCCAAGCAATTTGTACCTTCAATCCGTTTTCATCGGATGCGTCTGATACTTGGAACGGGCACGGAATTGTAGACCCACCGCCTGATCCACCGCCACGCACTTGATCGTTGATGACAATAGTCGTGCCTCCGGGAGTGCGATTGAAACTCCCTCCAATCACGGAAGTTACGGAAGCAGCGCGCACTGCGTTGCTCAATTTGTTAAGGTCGGCCGAGACAAGCTCAAGACCGCGACGGAAAGCGGGCAAGTCCATTAGGTGTACAAAACATTTTCCCAGTTGCTTCCGCGTGCGCTGCCTAAGTATTCGCGCGTAACTCTCCACTTGTTGCCTTCCTGCTGTCCGCTCAATCCCGTGAGAATGAAATTCACAGGGCCACAGTTGCCTCCGTATCCGGGATCTGAAATAAGACCAACCTCTGAAGCGTTCGGCTCGTTGTCTTCAAGCGTCGTGCATTTGATAACGATTCGCGGAGAAAAATAATTCGTAACACCTTTGGTCCAAAGGACATACAAAGTAGAAAACTGTTCTCCTGTTTCGTCCGCCGGATTCCATCCGTTAAGGTCTGGGTTGTTTGGGTTCTGCTTCCAGCTGGCCCAGTCTCTTCTTTGCTTTTGGCTCAGCGGCGCAAAATACGGATGCGACTCAACAGGCTCTTGGGTTGTTGAAATGTCGATTGAAAAAACAGGCGGCATCTCGTCGAAGTTTTCTTCGACAATCGTTACAACTCCATCGCTTTTCGTTACGCGATACGAACGGCAATTAGCACTTGGGTCTTCCCATTGAAAGGATTGTTTGGTCACGGTATGCGTGATCAATCCCGTTGGGTCTTTGCTGACTTCTTCTTGTGTGATTGTAGCCATAATCTTAAGCGGTTAAAACCATTCCGCCGCCTTGTGAAGGAGCAATTTGAAAGTCTTGTCCTCCTTGCTTCACGACATCAATGAGAGTCTTCATGTAGTCGCGAATGTCCTCTTGAATCCGCACGGATTGGTATGCTGGAGAGTTGTCTTGTCCGGGAGTAAGCAGCGCAGAACCGCCGCCGACTTTTTGCAGACTGGAAATGTCAGGCATCCCAACAGCGGCTCCTCCACCGGATTGCGTTTTCTTTTTCAAGATTCCTCCGCTGCCGTCGCCTTCGTCCGGCGTCGGATTTTCTTCCAGTGCCTTTTTCTTAGCAGCCTGCTTGCTGTCCTCTATCTTTTGCGTGTCCCGCTCAATGGCGGCTTCTGTTTCTGTTGTGTCAAAAAGCGGGTTCACTACTTTGAATCGTGCGTCGTCTGCTTCCCGTGAAAGCTTGTCTGTGTCAATCAATGGGCCTCTGGAGCGCACTTCTTTTGCAGCAGCGGCAGATGCTTGCTCTGCGTTTTCACCTTTGAACAACGCTTTGACCTTCGCGGAAAAAGTCGCAAACAGCACAGACATTTCCATCGCAAAGAAATTGATCACATTTGCGAAGGCTAACTTCAACCCTGTGTAGGCTTCGCCCCAAGCCATTTGCAAGGCCTCATTGAGCGAGTTGACAGCTTCCATGAAAGCAAGCTTGAGCGTGTTCCCAATCAACTCGCCTTGCGTTCCAAAATTACGGAAGTAGTTTATCCAGAACGACAAGGATTCTCCAAAAGCCTGGCCGATTCCGGTTAAATCAATTCCGTTGATGGAATCGATGAGATCCATGATTTGCGGCATAACTTCAGAAGCAACGCCAACAAAAAAGCCCTGTACCTTGCTGCCTGCGGTTCCAAGCACATCGCTTGCTTTGTCAAAAATGCCTGCGTTCTCAAGCATCAACGCTGCTTGTTTGCCCAAGTTTTCTTCAACATCATCCAATCCACCGGACGCAAAATAAGACAGCATTTTGGCTCCGCCTCGGCCGAAGATTTCCATCGCTGCGGCAGATCGCTCTGCGGGATTTTTAATTTCAGCAAGTGCGTCTCCAATTTTTGTGAGCTGCTGATCAGCGGAAATACCGCTGAGTTCATCAACTGACAGGCCCAGATAGTTAAACTTCTCCGCCGCCTCTGTAGATCCGCTCGCTGCGTCCGTCACAGCTTTCTGCATTTTGTTCAAGATTGGCTGAACCTGTCCGGCGCCCAAGCCTGCCTGCTCGAATGCCATTTGCAGCACCATCAGCTTGTCTACAGCAACTCCAGTCTGGCCCGCCATGTCAACCAACGCACCGCCTTCTTCAAGCGCAGAATAGAACTGAGAAGCAGCAGATTTGAGAGCAGCGAATACAGCGACGCCTGTCAGCATTCCCTTCATGCCTGACATCATGCCTTGAAACAAACTTGGATTGGTTGCCTGTTGGATGCCAGAGCCCAAACCGTGCATGGCTTGCGTTGCGTCGTTAACGCCTGAAACGAAGCCGCTTGTGTCCGCTCCGATCTGAATTATGTTTGCCATAAATTAGGTTAAGAAAACATCTTCACGGCGGAGCACGCCTCTTGCAATTGCTTTGATCAAACTGTTTCGCATTTTGTTTGCTTGTTTGTCATAGGCGTAATCAAGAGCTCGTTGAATTGTTGCTCCGTCCATGTGCCGGTTTCTGTTCACCGCTTTGAACATGATCATCGTTTCGCTGGATTGGAAAACTACTGTTCCGTTATTTTTGCCAGCCCATCTCCCGATCCAATCGGGAAACACAACTCCAAGTGCTGTGGCCGCAGTGCACCATCCAGCAGCGGTTACGCCCATGGTTCTCTCAAAAATCTGCTGAACACTTTTTACAGATTGCCTGCTCGCGTAGAATTTCTGAGCGCTGTCTGGGTAGTGTTTGTCTGGCCGTTGATTGGCGCGTATTTTGTCAGCGAGCGCAGCAGGGCTAAGCTTTAGGTCTTCAAGCATTTCCAGCAAAACTTCACGCGGAGTTGAAGATGTTTGCGAAGCAAGAGATCTCTCTACTTTTGTTTGGCTTTTGATAATGGTTGCGCGAGAAATAGTTGCTTGAATCGCGCGCTGCGATGCTTTCTTTCCTTGGAAAAAACTGCGCCCAGCCATTGGCGGAGTGTATATGAAAGCTTGCCTTATCAATCCTCTGGCCTGCTCGCGAACAACAACTTCTGCGCTCCGTCGCGAAATTTGAATTGAGCGCGCAAGGTAACGCTCAAACCTACGCGCAAAAAAACCAGCATTCGTTGTGATGATGATACCGTTACTCATCGTCATCGTCCTCCTCAACAGCTACTGGTTTTTTCGCAAACATTTCATTTAGAGATGATTGCTTTCTGCGAACAGTCCACGCTCCATTTCCCCAGATTGCTGCATGGTAGATTTTCAACAGCATGGCTAGTGGAGCTCTCCTCCGTAAAAAGTCGTATGACCAACCTGTCTCGCGCGCCAGAACCAGAATGAAAGATTCACTCCAGCCTGGCGCAACTAGTTTTTTGGCGTGTCATCGCGTTTGCTTCCCGGTTGCGGAATGATTTCAACTCGTCCCTCGTCAACGCATTGCACCTGTTCTCTGCACCAAGCAGCAACTCCTTTGGCCAAAGCCAGCGGGAAGTGTTTGCTGAACGCAGCAATTTCCTGCAACGCCGTGCCCTTGGCAATAGCATCCTCAACTTCTTCTGGTTCACGGCTTTGCAGCCACGCGCACGCGACAACTTGTTTCGCTTCTGACAACTCATGCAGCTTCAGTTGGTCGATTGCGTCCTGCGTTGTCATCGTCCACGGACGCAACTCAAGCGGACCAACCTGCGTTGGTTTAAGAAAAAATGGGTTCATACAAATCGCGCTTCAAATTCTCTTTTCAGCCATTCAGGACTGTTGGGATAAACGATTCCGAAAGTATCACCCTGCTTGCGTGAAATCCCAACAGCATGATTGCGCGCGAACCTTTTGAGGTCACGCGAGTTATCGCGGTATGCGCGCATCCACGAAATGTCAGAGTCTGGATTTTCCTTGCACCAATCCAAGCTCTCAAACCTTTGACGGAACTCGTCAAAGTCAATTTCCTTGCCGTCGATTTTGGCAAGGACATCACAGTTCACTAGCCAGCGAACATGAGTTTTCCCGTCCTGATCTACAAAATGCTGGAACCCGCCACGCTTGACCAATGCACCGCCGCTCGTAAGCCACGCTGCTATAAGGTCTGTGTTGAAGCTTTTGCCGGGTGCTTGGTCGTCCTCAAGTAATCGGAGGCGCATATTCAATTATTCTATTGTGCGTTTGCGTAAACAGTTGCGGAAGCAGACCATCCACGGAAATCGTCGTTTTTGCTTTCTTCACTTGAGCTCGTCCAGAAACCTTTCCCTGACGCAGCACTAGGGATACCTGTGTTTGTTCCTGCGTCGTACGGACAGTCGTCTCCTTTGCCTTTGACAGTCACCGTGAACACTCGGTCGAAAAGCTTTGCTTCCGAGTGCGCTCCAGCACTGGTCAGTATTTGTTTGAACTCACCTTTCTGTTCAATGTCAACGGATTCAATAAGCGATCCGCCCGATCCCATTAGTGTGATTCCGAATGAAGCCATATTAAGCGAGCGTGGTGTAGGTTGCTTCGGCTACAGCAAAGTCATCATTGGACTCGCTGACTTTTGAAGAAGTGAGTTTGCCTGCGGACATTACGCCCTCAGCAACAGCCAACAAATTTGGCTCACCTTTCGTTTTCACGGTGACCGTGGTGGTGCTGCGAGGTTTCACCTGAACAACTTCCGTGGTGCCTTCCGCTCCACGAATAGTTGCAAGCTCCACGGTCTTTTCTTTGGATGACTCTTGCAAGTATCCGCTTGGCAAAGTAACGCCAAAAGCTGTTGCTCCAAATGTAACAGGCATAGTGCTTTATGATTTAGGGCCGAATCCAACGATGTAAGGCAATACGGTTCTCCAGTGCCTTTCTTCGCGGAGATTGTTTGTTGACTGTGCTACCAGACCGTACAACACAACATCGTCTGAATCAAGGTTCAAAGTCCGCGCAGCAAAATCCACATCTTGAACGAAATCAGAATGTTGCAGCTTCGTGTAGTCGTCGGCTTGCGACACGACATTCAGCGTCAAGGTTCCTCGTTGAAGCGGAGAACCAACGACGACTTCGGTTTGCAGATCAAACAAAATAGCTTTGGCCGGAATGGGCTGATCGTCTTGCGGTTCACCAACAAAAATTCCCGGCAACGCTTCTGAAAGCGCAGCTTGCACAGCAGAGCAGAAGGATCCGTCAATCATCGCGTGACATCCTCCAGATGGATTTTCCAAGAAACAGGGTCTTCGTCCCATTTCGTGATTCTGCGCTCTGTTCCATTCACGCTAAGTTTTGCTCCCTTCACCGGAGTTGGGAATCCGACTTTTGAGACACGAACAGAACCTGCAAAATGCTGCTCAAAACCGCCAGCAACAAGCAGATCGCTAACCTTTTCTGACGCAACGGCAAAAGCTGTAACACCTTCATACAAAACTATATCTGCCTCCATGTACCCTAAGGCAAATTGCATGGCCGAAGAAGTTGTATCGAGGAACTCAGACATCAGACAACAAGCCTGTCCAAGACATTATTCTTGATTGGTTTTGCAGGGACAGATTGTTTTTGAGTGACAATCTTCGCTGCCTTTTTCTTTCTGTCAGGACGGTCAAGCAGGTGAAGCGAAATTTCGCCATCAGTCACTTGCAGCTTCTTGAACTCCCTTACGGCCTCATCGCGGCAGGCAAAACTGGCGATGATTTTGTTGTCGTGAAGAATAACGCTAATCGGTTTTGGCATAATCGTTTGCAAAAAGGGGGCAAGCAGCATTGAGCCACTTGCCCCCAGTGTCATGAACCACCCTACAGTTACGCGGACACAATGCGCACGCCCATTTCAGAGCGTCCGGTTTGCAAGCCGTAAAACACACCGAACACATAGTTCAGCATGCCGGCATTGTTGTCGTAGAAGCGACGGAATTGGACGGGAAGGTTGAGTCCGGGAACAATGACATCGGCTACTTCAGTGCCCATCTGTTGAGCCCCAGAAGAGTCCACGCGACGAGCGGCCATCAGCAGCGCGCTCTTGTGGAAGGCGAACCCGCCCAAAGCAGCACCGTTGTTGTCAGCGAGATCCGACTCGTAAATGTCGAATCCGGCAACGCGAGGAATGTACCCTTCTGTCTTCTCGCGAATGAAGCCCGGAAACTCCGCGCTGTTCAACGACTTCACAAGGCTCGCGAAGTAAGTCGGGCTGAGAACTACAGCGCGACCCATCTGCGGCGCACCAGCAGCGTTCAGCGTAGCGCGCAGGTCAGCAAGATCATCACGGTCGAAGTTTCCAGCTGTGATGGTGGTGCTCGTCGTGAAATTGCTGGCAGTCACCAAATCCCAAAGATCGGAGAAAACCTTTTTCCCAGTGGCTTGAAGCGCAGGCTCAACGAACAGCGCATTCAAATCGATTGCTGACTTGCTGCGTTCCAAATCATTGAACCCGTAAGGGAAACCTTGGAAGCTGCTGAGCGTGATGGTTTTCGCAACCGTCTCAACACCCTGAGGCGTGTATCCGCTTGTCAAATCGACAGCAACAGGCCGAACAGGATATCGAGTCGTAACGGATGCGCCTGAAGCCAAAATGTCCGTGGAGAAATCGGTGGTCAGTGCGCCGAGCGGAGCAAACATGTGCATCAGCGCAGGCAGACTTTCTTGAGCGACGGCAGCGAGATTTACACCCGCAATAGTGTTAGGCATGGTATTGTGTCAGTTGGAGTTGTGTTACTTGCGGAGAGACAGCGTAGCTTTGTGCTTCGCGTAGAAATCGTTTCGCTCTTCAATGGGAAGGCTGTTGTATTCCTTCCACAAATCTTCTTGGGAGCGAATCACCAAGCCCTGCTCTGGCTGAATTTCAACCGGAGAAACGCCAAGGTTTGCAACGATATTATTGGCCAATGCCGAAGCTTCAATTTCCTTCACTCGCAAGGCTTCAATTTCCGCAACGAGCTTTTCCTTGCTGGAGCGCTCTTGATTCAATTCGTTCGTCTGCTGTTGAAGAAGCAAACTCATGCTGTTCAGTTGATTGACCATTGCCGTGTGCTCTTCAGTAAGAGCGTTGAAGGCAGACAGGTCTTTGCGCGCTGTTTCAAGAGCGGAAAGTGCGTCGGTGAGATTTGTAGGGAATTCCATGTTGTTGTGAGTTTTACGAACCTCGCCGCAGCTTTCACACTGCGACGAGGCGTTCGCATGAAGTCAGTCAACTACGCAGGCAGCATAGCTAACAATTTCTGGTACGCAAGCTCTTCTGTCGCGATTTCATCAATTAAATTTGCGGATTTTGCTCTCGGTGCCAAATAGCACGCTCCAGTCATGTACTCGTCGGCAACGAGCCTGTTCCTGAGAACATTGTTTTTGAACTGCGCAAATGAATCGTCAACAAGTTGTTGCAGGCTTGCGCGTTGGGCTGCGGTAAGACTTGGCCCCATGCCTGCGCCTTTCAAAGGACCGCTCGTGATTGGATCCCAGCTTAGCCCTTCAGCTTCGTAAGCTGCGGATTGATCAGTCCACGGAATGATCGTTCCTATACTTCCCCAAGTTGAACCAACTGAACCATATATGCGGTCGCAGGAAACGGCGATGTTGTAAGCTGCGGAGCAAGCCGTGTCGTCAGAATAGGCGACGATTGGCATCGGCAGGGATTGAATCAAATCGACAACTTCTGGGTTTCCGCAGCAGCTTCCGCCTGGAGAATTTATGTCCAGAAAAATGCCCCTGACATTCGCCTCCATTGCCTCCTCGATATCTTCGCAAATCCACTCGTAATCCCATACGCCACAGCACGCCTCGATCGGGCTGATGCCTTTTGCAAGCGTACCCTCAATGCAGATGTGCGCTATGCCTTGGCCGTCAATCTCCATTGGCTCGCGCTGCGATTTCATGCCCATCGGCATTTCGTAGTCATCACCGTTCGCGCGCAAAATCCTTCCCTCCACTAACCTGCGGACAGCAGCGTATCCTCCGGGAGTGATCAGCCACGGCCGATAAAACACCTGCTCAAGGATTCGTTGAAATTTCATTCGGCAGTGGGTTGCGTTGGTGGATTTCCGTTTGGCGTGAGCAGGCCAAAAACCTCTCTCGGCAAATTGGAGCGCTGCATTCTGTCGCGTATGGCAATTTCTTCACGCTCTATTTCATCCAAATGTTCTTCCAGAGTTTTTGAACCGCTCGCCAAAATGTCAGTCATGCTTCGCATCCCTGCGCGATAGGCTTCAATCGCATCCCGGTTCGCGTATCCAGCATCCGCTGTCAATCGCGCTGGTTCAGTGAAACGAAATTGGTAAGCACCTCCGCGCGAAGCGTCTTCGCCTTGGTAAGGAGGCAAGATTCCTAGTTCAACAAAACGAGAAATCGCAAATGCGCACCTGCGCTTGCAGAACGCAGAAAGGTAAGCGTGGCGTTCTGAGGTAATTCTATTTACCTGTTCCAAAACAATTCTCGCGGTTGCGCCGCCAAGCCGACTCATGTCCCAACCGAACTCCGGTGGCCACTGCGCGGCGAGCAAAGCGTTGCGGATCAGCCTTTCTTGCAGCCGATCCTGTGATTCGTTGGGGATTTTGGCGTCGATCTGCTCAATGCTTTCGCCTGCGTTTGCTGTGAGATACTCAATTCGGCCGCCAGCCATCGGCGTGAGCTTAAGTCCTTCTGCGCAGTTGTTTACAGAATCCGATCCAAGCTGCGTGAACGCTTCCATTGGGTCTGCCATCCCTTGCTGGTTCGTGATTAACAGGCCGATTTTTGCAGCCATCCGGGAGGCTGCTTGAATGTCGTCGCCGAGGTCTTTCAGAGAAAGCAGGTCGCGGATAGCGGGAGCAAAAGCGGAGATGCCGCGAACTTGATCTACTTCGCGCGGATCCATCGTGAGCATACACGATTGCGCTGGAACATCCCGGTCAGCTGAACCGTCATCTTTTTCGCCAAGAACACGGTATGCCAGTGCGCGATTGTTTTTGGAAAGGATTACGCCGTTGTAGATTTTCTGCCCCTTGTACCTTCCAGTCTGCAAAACGCCATCGTCAGTCCTGCTTCCAATCTGGTGCCAAGGGACTTGCTGAAGAAACGGGTATCCATTCGCATTGGTTGTCAGGATTGTCAACAAATCGCCTTCACGATCAATCGCAATAGACTCAAGCCGAAGACCTTCCCACCAAGACTTTCCGTCGATGTAAGCGATCTGAAACCAGTCCAGCAAAGCGGCTTCTGCAAGCTTTCCCCATTCTCTGTTTTGGCCGATGAAAATCGGGCGCATCGCCATGCCTACCGTGAGCATCGACTTTTGGTCGATCGCGGCATTGACCATTCCCACATTCCAATAAAGTTTTCGCGCTGCCGAATTCAGCCTTCTCCACTCGGATACATTCAGCTCCTTGGAAATGCTTTGCGTGTGCGTTTGCCAGTATGGTTGCGACCATACTCCGCCTTCGATTAACCGCTGCCTGCGGTATCCATCAACACTCGCCTTCGGCGCAACCTTGTTTTTGGAAACCAGATTTTTGAGGCGATCAAAAAGGCTCATACGAAAAATGCCTGTGTTGCGCGAAGCGGCTTGTTGATGCCTGCTGCCTTGTAGTTAAGTGCCTGTTGCGCAAGCATTACCACATCAAGCGGAGAGAGCGTTCCATTGACATGGAATTGGAACGAAGCCCCATCAATACTGCTGGAAACCAATGTGCTTTTCCCATCAACAGCAGCTTGAAATTTGCTGGAAATGATTGCGCGAAGCTCCGCAACATCTCTTGTGAGAAATACTTGAAGAAGTAATTTTTGATCTGGAACCATAATAAAGAGGAGGCTCGGGACATCCCACACGGGAGCCCGAGTTTTTTTCCGCGCCCAGCGTCCCCCACAAGTGTGGGTTTCGCGGAAACACTATTCGCTCGCAGGTTCTTCGTCAACTTCCACTTCAGGAGGCGTGGAAACCATGTCCGGCAGAACGCCTAAAATTTGCGCCGTCAAAACATTCATTGCCTCTGCATCCCACATATGATTCGGCCTTCCAGTTGCCGTCCAACGCAGCCTCGTTTTTTTCGTGCGCTTGTCAACGGTCTGCCGCTTGCGCTCGCTGTTCATGTGCCTAACATATTCAGGCGGAGCGTCTTGAGGAAATTCCCACACGGGAGAACCCGTGTTGCGAAGGTTCGCTAAGATGTCTTTGATGGGGTCGCTGGCCCAATAAAAAAACGGAACAAAAATTCTTTTTCCGTTTCCGTCCCTTGTGGTTGGCGCGACTACGCGATCGGGCGCGGAGTAGTATCGCTTGATGGGTTTGCCGTCTTTTCCGCGAATCGTGAAATGATCCTCTGGGCGCCCAATCAACGCGACCCAGCCGTGCTTCGCGCACACATCGTAAACCTTCCCGTGGAAGCTGTTTCCCGCGTCCAAGAGCGTTCTCTTGTCGTGAATTTTTAAGCGGATTTGCATTTCGCGCAACTGATCCACGGTCAAAACTTTGCCTGCCCATAACAAGCGCGAGTGCCCGTTTTTTAGCCATACGCGAACGATCGCCCAGTAGTGATCTTGCTGCACATCGACCGTCATGATTCGCGCAACTTCATCCGGCATCGGCCGACCATCCTGCCATTCGTTTACGAAATACTCGGATGCCTGAAGCTCAAGAACCGGCATCTCTTCTTCTTCTTTCCAAGGTTCTGCAAGTCGTTGCATTCGAAAATCTTTCGTCGGCTGCAACACGCCTAAATGACGGGCATCACAAGCTTGAACCCATTGAATGACGAGGTCGCTCCAGCGGATCCAGTACACGCTTTGCGCTGACACACGGCGGGAACGGAAACCTTCGACATGGTCATTGTTTTCAGAAATCCACTTGCTCCTTTGCGTCAACGATCTGCGCGCTGCCAAAGTATCAGGCGTGATGTGGCCGCAATGCGGACATTCGTGCCGAACGCTTTTCACAAGCTCTCCCCAATTCCATTCTCCTTGTTGATTTTTTGCCTCGTCGTATTTGATGTCAACCCATTGAGGCTTAACCCATTTTGAACAACCCGGACAGGAGTGGCACCACGCAAACTCTTCACCCGCTCTCCACTCTTCCGTCAACTGATGCGGCTCTTCATACGACTGCGACGCAAGCATTGCGTATCCATTCCAGCGATCATGGAGACGCTTTTTGAATTGAGTGATCAAATCAGAATACTGCCAGCATTCGTCGAGCAGCAGCGTCTGGACTGACTTTTCCTGCGCGTTCGTGCTGTTGGCTCCGCCCAAAAGCAAAGGCATGTGCGGAAAATAAATGGCATCTTTTTTGATGTGGTACCTGTTTTTAGGTAGCAAGGAAGCTACTGGAGCGCAATGGCTTAGGACGGGAAACAACCTAGTCTGCATCCATTCGGCCGAGGTCGCATCAGTCTGTGTTATACTGAGCATTGGGCCTGGTTGTTGCGCAATCGCCCAACAAATCAAAGCTTCGAGAGCGGTAGATTTTCCTGCGCCAGTACAAGCCTGCACAACTGTTTGCCGGCAATAGGGATCAATGAAATCGCCGAAAACATCGTTCCACCAAGGCGCAGTTGCCCGATCAAAATGCGAAGAACGAGAAGAGTGCGGCAGCTTGATGTTCTGCTCGAACCAGTCCAACGGATCACCGATGTACGCGAGACGAACTCCGTCAGCGCAACCTTGCGACAAAGGATTCATTCAAACTCCTGAAATGTTTTTTTGCAGTTTGACTTTAGCAATTCGATTCGCGCGCGAAGCCTCGGTTGAATGTCGGCCTCGGGCAATCCAGCGATCTGTCCGGGAAGGTCTCCCACAAGAGCATCAAGCTCCGCGCACCAAGTAGAAATTGCGCGCACGCCAACTTCGTAAACCATTCTCTTGTCAATCAATCTGCCTTCGTCTTCAGCGATCCGCAGGTCGAGCCTTTTAACTTCGCGCTCAAGCTTTTGTTTCCGTACAGCATTGATTTCGCTTGGCGTGGTTTGCTCCGCTTTTTTGTCGCGCCAAGTTTGAATGACTTCCAAGTTGTTCCACGGCAAGCCGTCCTTTGCCATGGCTCGTTTCCAGCGCAAAACAGCAGGACGACTGACGCCGAAATGCTTGGCGACTTCTTCAAGCGTGAGCTCCGGCAACGCATTCGCGTCGTAAGCCGCAACCATCGCCTGCTCATTTTTAGTGATGGTCTTTCCCGCTTTTAATTTCGCGAGAATGTTTTTTACCTGCGCCTTGGATACTTGCTCTGTAAGGCTCATAGCGCAGCGAGAAATTCCCTGTTCAGCTCTGCTTTGAAATCTCTTCCACGAAACATCTCGATTTGTTTTTCCCGCAAAGATTCTGATTGCTTCAGCTTTTGGGCGTATTCAGCAGGAGACGAAACGCAGAAAATGTCATCCCAGTAACCAGCGCGGGACAAGGTGCCTTTCGCTTGGATGTCGTACAGCAGAAGAACCTTGCTTCCAATAACTTCGTAAAATCGATTTGCTGGAGTGTATTGGATTTTTGCGGGAACCCTGTCCTCCATGTATATCGAGCTTTGAAAGAAATGGATGAACTTTTTTATGTCGCCATTCGCCTTGTAGATTTTTGCATTTCTGTTTATTGCGGCGAAGTCACTTGAGTTTTTTTGCGATGTCGATATGTGGACAGGAACCTCGTTTTGCGCAAACCATGTTTTGAAATTCTCGATTCTGTTCGGCCGGAAGGCTCCGTAGTAAAACATCCCCGGATTGCGGTAGTTCCTTTTTGCTCCGTCAAAAAACAAAAGCTTGTTGAAGTCGACTAGCCTGTGATTGCTGATGCCGTCGAAATTATCGTATTGCGCGATTCTCCTCAGGCTTGAATGCGCCTTCAGGTGCGTTGGCAACTTGCACATGTAGTCGTTGCCGATCCAGATAACTTCTTTCGCGTTAGCGCAAAGCAGCTCTATTTCTTTCCTGAAATCACAGAATCCAAACATTCCATTCACGAGGAAAACTGTTTCCTGCTTTGATTGCAATGCCCTCATTGCAAGCTGCTTGTCGTCTACAAGCGGGATGCGAAGAAGACTGGAAATCCAAGCTGCGATTTTGTTCGACGCAGTGATTGCTGTCGCTGTGCACTTCGTTGGATTGATGACGCAACTCATTTTTAATTTCTTTCAGTTTTGAATTACCGTCACAGCACGGCAAGAAATTCTCTGTTCAGCTCTGCTTTGAAATCGCGTTCGCCAAACATGGCAATCTGTTTGTCCCTGAGCTCTTGCCAATTTTCCAATTTTCTTTTGTAGTCCAAAACAGAATTGACGCAGAACGCATCGTCCCAGTAACCAGCACGCACCAGTGTGCTTTTGGCCTTGCCGTCGTACAGCAAAAGAACCTTGCTTCCAGTTACTTCGTAAAACCGATTGGCTGGGCAGTGAGGGATTTTGTCGGTGATGATTTGATCCTCTATGTAAATAGAGCTCTGGAACAAACGCAAAAATTGCTGAACCTCTCCGTCTGCTTTGTATATTTTTGACAAAGGACTTATGGCGTGAAACTCGGCAGCGTTCCTTTGCGCCGTGGAAATGTAGACATCAAACATGTCGTGATTGAACCATTTCCTAAAAACCTCAACTCTGTTTTTGCGCAATGCCCCGTAGTAGAACATCCCTTCGTATTTGAAGTCTCTTTTGGGCAGGCTCTTGTGAAGCAGCTTGTTGAGATCAAGAACGGTGTGGTTCTTCAAATTGTCGAAGTTTTCGTAAACAGCAATCCTCCGCAGGCTCGGTTTCTTTTTTGCCCAAGGAATGATCGTTGCTTGGTAGTCGTTTCCAATCCAAACAATGTGCTTGGCCTTGTCGACCATCTGCTTGATCTCATTTCTGAAATCGCAAAAAACAAGTATTCCGTTTACGATAAAGAGAGTGTCAATGTCAGACTGGAGCGCCTCCTGTGCTTTTTGTTTTGTGTCAACTAATTTGATTCTCAGCAGGCTAGAAATCCACGAGGCTATTTTGCCGGAAACAACAATTTGTTTTTCGGTGAATTTGTTGAAAGTGAGAACACAGTTCATGCTTTGCTTTTCCTTGAGTTTTCAATTTTCATGCGAGACTGGCGCATCCGTTCGATCTCATCTTCATGCGACTCGCACGCCCACATCTGCTTCAGCGAGTAGTACACTACCGTGTAACGCACTGCGTCTGTTCGCTTTTTGATTATCGGCGTTACCCCGTGCAGAATTGATTGCCCGTCAAACATCGTGAGCGATTTGTTTGCGCACTCAAATGCCATGCCGATTTCGGGGCAGGCCAATCGGCCGCCTTCGACATGACGCTTGAAAGCAAACATGGCTGACCACACGCCTACATAATTTCCCGTGTCGAAGTGATACTTCAACGGATTGTTGTGGTTCACGATTCCGCTGGTGAACATGGATCCCGCCATCCGGTATCCCGGTTTCACTTTCTCTTCTGTCATGCGAGCGTGCTTCTTCGCCAGCTCACCGTTGGTTGCATGGTATTGCTCTGCGGCAACCATTGCGAATTGTTTCAAAATATCGCTTTCCGCTGGATGCTGGATGGCGATTGAAGCGGCGCGACAAGACAGGTTTCGGATTGCGTTGCGCGGAGCGTAGCCAAAGATTTTCGAAGAAGTGATCATGCCGCTTGTCCGCGTGCTTGTGTCGTACTTGATTCTCGTTAGCGCATCAAAAAGAGAATCCGTAGATTTCGGCAGATCCGCGATGTAAACCACGATGGGCTTGCCATTCAAAAGAACCGTAGTGTTTTGATTCACTACGGTTTCGCAATCTGATTCTTTCGCGTGGTGCTTCCTAAGTTCCTTGCAATCAAGGCTCTTCAGTTGTGCGTTCAGAAATTGCATATCCATTTGTTTCGAGAAGATGGTTCACGACCTCTACATTGTTGCTGAGGCCATGCTTTTCAGCGTAATCACCGAGCGCCTCCATGACGGCATCGTACTGCGGAAGCGAGTAGACCAAAACAATCTGCCGAACGATTGACTCGTCGTACGACTCGGCACGCTCCGCCATTGTTTTGCCGTTGTACTCTACCGTTGCCTCTTCTGGTTCAGGTGGATTGAGGAATCTTTCGATCGCATCTCCATTGAACCCAGTCAGGTTCAAATCGAAATCTTCCGTACGCAAGTCACTCAATTCGAGCGACAACATTTCTTCGTCCCACTCAGAATTCAGCGCGATCTGGTTGTCCGCGAGGATGTATGCTCTCCGTTGATTTTCCGTGAGATGAGAAATCTCAACGCAAGGAACCTCTTCCAGTCCAAGTTTCCGCGCGGCTAGAACGCGTCCATGGCCGGCGATGATATTTTGATTCTGGTCTATCAGCACCGGCGAATTGAATCCAAACTCGCGGATGCTTGCGGCGATCTGTGCTACCTGTTGATCCGAATGTTTGCGTGCGTTGCGCGCGTAGGGAATCAGCTTTTCGAGAGGGACATTCTGGTATTTTGCTTGGGTCATTGCGGGATCTTGAGAGCCGTCGGCTTGTTAACAAGGAAAAAATCGGAAAATGCGCAAAAAAAGTGAACACGGCCTGAGGGGAAC